GAAATGGCAGCACAAAATCCTCAGCTCCAAATGCAAGCTCAAGATTTAACAAATAGAATTGAAGCTAGAAAAGCAATTTTAATTGCTGAAATGATGGATGAATTTATGAAAGAAGAGAAGAAAATAACTTCTCAATTCGATCATGATCCAATTGCTAAATTAAGATCAAGAGAATTAGATCTAAGAGCAATGGATAACTTAAGAAAAAAACAATACGATGATGAAAGAATTAATCTTGATCGTATGAAAACAATGATGAACCAACAAGTTCAAGATGATAAGTTGGATCAAAATGCAAAATTAGCTAAGTTACGAGCTGATACATCAATCGAAAAAACAATTTTGAGTAAATCTATTCCAAATGTGGATAAGATGATTCCAAGTGTTGAGATTGAAAAATACAAAGGAGAAAACAAATGAGTAATAAAAGATGGATACAAAAAGCTATCAAAAAACCAGGATCATTAAGAAGATCTTTGGGTGTTAAAAAAGGCAAGGATATTCCTGCAGGTAAGCTAAAAGCAGCTGCTAAAAAGGGAGGAAAGCTTGGACAAAGAGCTCGTCTTGCTATAACATTGAAGGGAATGAGAAAAAAATAAGGAGGACCAATGGCTAAAGTAGATACAATTAAAGCACTCGACGTCGGTAAAGATGGATACAAAAAAGGTGGCATCGATATCGAAACTCCAGGTCAAAATTTGGAGTGGGATCCTAGATCTAAAACTAACGCTGATGGAATACAAAGAAACGTTATTCCAACTGGTGATAAAGTTGAGGTTAAAGGAACTAAAAGAATGCTAAAATCTAAAAGCAAAACTGCAACTTGGTATTAAGGTATGTGGTTATCGGCAATTAAATTAGCCGTCTCTGCTGGAAGTAAAATTTACGCTAACCGACAGAAGACGAAGATGGCAATGTCTGATGCACAGTTAATGCACGCCGAGCGACAAGCTCGTGGCGAGGAAGCTTACCAGGGTAAATTGTTAGAAGCCCGTCAAAACGACTACAAGGACGAGGTGGTTTTAGCGATACTAACGTTGCCCATTTTGGTGCTTGCTTGGGGGGTCTGGTCGGACGATCCGGCTGCTATGGAGAAGATAAAAACCTTCTTCGAGCATTTCCAGGCACTGCCGACATGGTTCACTAATTTATGGATACTTGTATGTGCGAGTATTTTTGGTATAAAGGGTACACAAATTTTCAGAAATGGAAAAAAATAACGGAGGAAAAATATGAGACAAAACGGTGTAAGAAGTAACGTGAGATTCCCATATGCAAAAGGTGGCAAAGCTAAGAAGAAAAAACAAGGCTACGCTGCTAGAGAAGATGAGTCATTAGGAATGAGACGTGGAAAAGAATCCGGTAAGAAACAATCTTTTAAAGCTAGAAGAGATGAGTCTTACGGTGCTTGGGGAAAAAGAAAAGCCAAGTTCGGTCGTAAAAACAAAGTAAATAAATAAGGAGAAACAAATGGTACAACAATTTGATTCAACTGCTCAGATGCCTAGAAAAAAAATGAGAAAAGGCGGAAGAAGCAGAAACACAAGACGTATGAACAGACTTGAAGAACTAGGTCGTGTTGATGCTGAAAGAGCTCGTACTAGAAAAGGTAAGAGAAATCTTAAAGCAGAGAAAAGAAGAGTCATACGTGAACTAAAACGAGGATAATATGAATAGAAGAGGAATTAATACTAGCATATTAATTAAGAATGGACCTACAAGTGCAGGTAATGGAAGAGGTATGACACCTCCAACTCCAGCAAGTTCTGGTTTACCTCCAACAGGATCAGCGCATGCAGTTCCAATTAACGTCACTAAAGGTAGAAAATCTACTAATTTTGATGGATCAACTAAAAATATAACTTTAGTTGGTGCTAGATCTAAAGTGTAATGAAAAGTAGTGTAAAAAAACTCATGCAGCAATTGCAGGGTAAAAAAAAGAAAAAACCTGTAATGAAAACTGCGAGAACTACCGCTCTTGAAGGTAGAAAACACTTCAAACACGGTGGAAGTAACTCTATGATTAGACAGGCACAATCTAATTATAATGGCAGTTATATTTCTGGTGATCTAGGTGGAGTATCCGTAGGAAATAAATCTTACGCAAAATATTATAAAGGAATGTTATAATCAATAATCAATTAAGAAAGACACAATGGATGAATTAGTTTTAATAAATAAGATTCAAAGGAATCTTAGAGAACTTTATCAACAAATCGGGGATTCAATGATTGCTGGTGGGGTTGACAATATGGAAAAATATAAATATATGATGGGACAGGCACATGCCTATTATAAAATATCACAGGATATCTCTAACCTGCTGAAGAAAAAGGAGCAAAATGAAAAAGGAAGCGTCATCAAATTCAACACCGAGTCCAAAGACTGATGGACCAAAACAAGCATTATTAGAAGAGTATAAAAAGTTTCAAGAAGAAGAAACTAAACGTCAGAAAAAAGAAGCTGAAGATCAACAAAAATTAGCTAAAAAAGAATCATCTAAATTACCTGAACCAACTGGGTGGAGACTATTAATTTTACCATTTAAAATGGCACCTAAAACTAAAGGTGGAATTCATTTAGCCGATGAAACTATTGAGCGATCACAAGTCGCTTCAACGTGTGGACTGGTTTTAAAAACAGGTCCATATTGTTATGATAAACAAAAATTTCCCGAAGGACCTTGGTGTAAAGAAGGTGACTGGGTAATTTTTGCACGATATGCGGGATCTCGTATCCTGATAGATGGTGGGGAAGTTAGATTGCTAAACGACGATGAAATATTAGCAACCATCGAAGACCCTGAAGATATATTTCATCAATATTAACATAGGAGGAAACTATGCCAGACACTGAAGAAGTGAAAAAAAATGAAAAAACAGTAGATCTTGATACTTCCGGTCCAGCGATGGATGTCGATATCCCTGAACAAAAAGATGAAGCTGTTATCGAAGAAAAAGAAGTTGCTCCAGCTGAGCCAACTGTTCGAGAAGTAGCGGAAGAAAAACCTACAGAAACAAAAGCTGTAGAACCTAAGAAAGAAGAAGTCGAAGTTAAAGATGAAAAGAAAGATGATAAAGACGAATTAAAAGACTACTCTGATAGTGTACAGAAACGAATATCTAAACTTACAAGAAAATGGAGAGAAGCTGAACGTCAAAAGGATGAAGCAATTAAATATGCTGAAATCCAAATTAAAGCACGTAAAGAAGCTGATACTAAAATCTCTAAATTGGAACCAGGATATCTTTCTGTATCTGAAGAGCGAATTAAATCAGGTATAGAAGCTGCTAAAGCTAAACTTGCTGCAGCTAGAGAAGCACAAGATTTAGGTGCAGAAGCAACAGCTATGGCTGAAATATCTGAACTTGGTTACAAAAAAGCTAAGCTTGATGAAACTAAAGTCGCTCAAGAGGAGTTTAATAAAAAACAATCAACCAAAAAAGAACCAGATCTTCAAAGAGCGTTAGCTGCGAGGGGAACACCAGATCCTCGTGCAGAAGGATGGGCAGAAAAGAATCCTTGGTTTGGAAAAGACAAACCAATGACTTATACAGCCATTGATATGCATAATCAGTTAACTAAAGAAGAAGGTTTTGATCCTGATTCACCAGAATATTATGCTGAAATTGATAGAAGAATAAGACTTGAATTTCCGCATAAATTTGATAGTAAAGTAGATAAGGGAGAAAACTCGACCAAACCGGTACAAACAGTAGCTTCAGCGAAGCGAAGTACGAAGACAGGTCGCAAAACCATCCGACTCACATCGTCGGAAGTAGCAATCGCTAAAAAATTAGGTGTGCCACTTGAAGATTATGCAAGACAAAAACAACTCACGAAGGAGGAATAGCATATGAGTAATGATAAAAAAACTTCCCGTGCGAGCCAAACAAGGGCTAAAACAGAGAAACCCAAAGTATGGACTCCACCATCTAGTTTAGATGCACCCCCTGCGCCAACAGGATTTCAACACAGATGGCTAAGGGCTGAATCTTTAGGATTCCAAGATACGAAAAATATTTCAGGAAGACTAAGATCCGGGTATGAATTAGTAAGAGCTGATGAATATCCTGATTCAGACTACCCAGTTGTAGAAGATGGCAAGTACAAGGGAGTGATCGGAGTAGGTGGCCTAGTGCTCGCTAGAGTACCTGAAGAGATCGTAAAACAACGAGGCGATTATTATGCAAAACAACATAATGATAAAGTCGAAGCGTTGGATAAAGATATTCTGAAGGATGAGCATCCAAGTATGCCGATCAATATTGATCGACAGACTCGTGTAACTTTTGGTGGCTCAAAGAAAAGTTAATTTTTTAACGATTCCTAACCACTCAAAGATAAACAACAACTGACTGGAGGCCCTTCGGGGCAGGTCAAATTAGGAGGCCATCATGGCAAATCAAACAGTAGCGTTCGGTCTAAGACCGATCGGTAAAGTTGGACAGAATGATGACAACCAAGGTTTATCTGAGTTTAGCATTGCAGCTAGTTCATCTGCTATGTACCAAAACGACCCTGTGCAAGCAGCGGCGACTGGATACATAACAGTAGTTTCTACTTCAACTGCTACAATCTTAGGTTCACTTAATGGTATTTATTATACTGATGCCAACACAAGTAAGCCTACGTGGGCTAACAATCTCAAAGCAGCTAACACTGCAACTGACATTGTTGGTTTCGTAGCTGATGACCCGTACGAAAGATTTGAGATACAATCTTCAGACACAGCTGCTTCAGCGCAGACTAATGTCTTCAATTGTGCGGACATCAAATACACTGCCGGAGATTCAGCGAACTACATTTCGAGAGTTGAGCTGGATAACGACACGTTAACAACAACTGCACAGCAGCTAAAAATCCTAGGTGTGAGTAAGAATATCGATAATGATGAAATCGGTTCTTCTCATGTCAATTGGATTGTTAAAGTGAATTCTCACTTTTTAGCTAATGGCACAGCCGGAGTATAAGGAGGATAAATCATGGCAATATCACGAGGACAACTAGTTAAAGAACTAGAGCCAGGTTTGAATGCTTTATTCGGCTTGGAATATAAACGTTATGAAAATCAGCATGCTGAGATATACGTAACAGAATCTTCAGACAGAGCGTTTGAAGAAGAAGTTATGTTATCTGGTTTTGCAAATGCAGCGGTTAAACCAGAAGGATCTGCAGTAACTTTTGACAATGCTCAAGAGACTTACACTGCACGTTACACTATGGAAACTATTGCATTAGCATTCGCGATCACTGAAGAAGCGATCGAGGATAACTTGTATGACAGACTTGCGTCTAGATATACAAAAGCATTAGCTAGATCCATGGCGAACACAAAACAAATCAAAGCAGTAGATCCACTAATCAACGGGTTACCGCAAACTGCAACTTTCACTTCTGGTGACGGTTCTGCATTATTTGCAACAAACCACCCAACGATTGCTGGAACAGTTCAAAATACTTTGACTACTCAAGCAGACCTTAACGAAACGTCATTAGAGCAATCTTTAGTAGACATTGCAGCAATGACTGACGAAAGAGGTTTAAAAATTGCAGCTAGAGGAATGAAAATGATCGTTCCACCAGCGAACCAATTTAATGCTGAGAGACTTATGAAGTCACAAGGTAGAACTTCAACTGCTGATAACGATATCAATGCAATCGTATCTATGGGAATGGTTCCTCAAGGTTATAGAGTGAACAATTTCTTAACTGATGCAGATTCTTGGTACCTTATCACTGATGTACCTAATGGTATGAAGTACTTCGAAAGAACGCCTATTAAAACGGCGATGGAAGGAGACTTCGATACTGGTAACGTAAGATACAAAGCGAGAGAAAGATACAGATTTGGTGTATCTGACTATCGTGGAATATTTGGCGTTCAAGGTGCGTAATAACTAAAAATTTTGAGGCGGACATAGTTCCGCCTCAATCTTAGAATAGAAAGAAAAAATGAAGAAATTCCTAGTAAAAATATGGGCTTATGATCATTATGCTTCTTTTGAGATAGAAGCAGAAGACAATGCTAAGTCTATTGAAAACTCTATTGTTGACAAATTGGGAAAAAAGAGTATTGTCTGGGAATCAACGGGAATGTTTGCGGACAATCCTAACAGAATAACCTATGAGGAGGTTATTGATGGTACAAGACCTGTACAAACAAAAACGGTCCTTGGAGTTGAGGTGGCAGTTGGAGTATGC